GTTGTCGACCGCCACGGGGATCGAGTCGGGCTGGTTGGTCGGGGGGTTGGTGGCCCACAGCGCCGAGCCGATGATCTCGGCCAGTTCCATTTCGGCCTGGCCGAAGTAGAACGAGAGGAACCGTGCCACGGCCTGGGGGCTGTCGGCCCGGACCAGGGTGCGGCCGTCGACGGTGACGGGCACGTAGCCCTGCTTCCAGTCGAACGCCGCGTTCTTGACCGTGTCCGAAGGCGACACGTTGAGCGCGTCGAATCCGGTGTACCACCCGCCGGCTGCGAACCGCGAGTACATCACGGGCAGCTCGATCTGGGTGCCACCTTGGACCATCTTCTTGTTCATCTTGTTCAGACGGAAGAAAATGGGGTTGGAGTTGTACACGTTGTCGGCAATATCCGGGAGGATGAACCTCCGCGAAATGGCGGTAACGACGTCGACACCTATGGGAGTCGCGATGACTACTGACCTCCTACTAGCTCAGGGCCATCGACCCATGAGACGTGATTGAGCACTTTCTGGATCGCAGCGTGAGTGACTCCGAAAAGGCGAGCCAGGGCCCGCTGCCCGAAGTTCGGGTCGCGCGGTACGTAGCTCGTTCGGATGTACTCAACGTCTTCCCAGCTCAACCTGGACGCCGTGCCTCTGCGCTGGTTTTCTGCATTGGTTACAACTTCAAGGTGCGACGGATTCACGCACGCCTTGTTCCGACACAGGTGATCGAGCATCATCCCCGCAGGGATCGGCCCGTTCTCCTGCTCCCAGGCCCACCTGTGGGCCCAGACAGCCTTTCCGTCACGCGTCAAGCGGCCGTAGCCGGTCCACGACTTCCAGCCCATGTGGACGTGGCAGCCCGTTTCGGGATCTTCCACCCACAACTGCTTGGCCTCAGGCCCTGGCTTGAGAGCGACCGTTTCCATCAGTTGGCCTGCGTTGCCTGAGCGATGACGTCGGCCATGGCGGCCACCTTCTCGTTCTCAGTCAACTTTCGGGGTTGTGCAGGCTCGGTGCGCGGCGCCGTGCCGCCCTTACCAGCTATTGCTCGATGGGCTTTCGCCTTGGTTGCTTGCTTCTGTCGGTCGATCGGTGTCACGTTCCCGCCGGCAGCCGCGGCTGCGGCCGCTGCGTAGAGCTTGGGACGGAGCTCGGGCATCGCGCCGGCCTGGAGCTCGAGGGAGTCGAGCGCGGCCTTGTACGGGTCGCCGTACTGGCGCATGAAGTGACCGCCGAGCCCGCGTGCGCCGGCCTGGGCCTCGATCTGGGCGACGTCGTCGAACGACAGCGTCGGGTAGCGGCCCTGGAAGTCGGCCCGGGCCCGCTCGAGGGAACTGACCGCCGTGGCCTGTGCCTGCTGCTGCATGTTGGTGAGGATCGCCTGCTGGCCCGCCATGAGTTGCTGGTTCTGCTCGGCCATGGCGCGCTGCTGGGCCTGCACCCACATGACCGTCGGGTCTTGTGGGTCGACGTCGGCCGGGAACTCGAACGTCGGCAGGGGCGCGAACTGCGGAACCGCCGGGGGCGCCGCGGGCGGCGGTGGGGGTACCGCGCCCTGCGGGTAACCCCCGGGGATGCCCCCGACCGGCTGCTGCTGGGGAATAGCAGGTGCCGGTGTAGCACCGGGGAGCAAACCGTTCTCGCGGACAGCGCGCTCAACGGCGCCCTGGATCGCGGGGTTGGTGCGGAACGCCGCGTCGAGCTGTGCGAGCTCGCGCAGTCGGCCGATCGAGACCACCGAACCGTCGGGGAGCGTGACCGTGCCGTCCTCGTCGGGCTCTTCTGGCTCTTCGGGCTCGTCGCCCTCGCCGGGCTCTTCGGGGATCGGGCCTGTCGGCGCGGGTGGGAAGCCGTCGCCCTGCTCGCCGTCGCCGGGCTCGGGTGGCTCAACCGAGAGGGTCGGGTCGATGCCGACGCCGCCCTGGGTGACTACGGCATCCTCTTCACCGGCCGCACCGGGCTCGCCGAACGCACCAGCGATCAGAGCGTCATCCTCCGCGCCCTGCGTGATACCTGCGGCCACCTCTGCGGCCATATCTGGCGTGTCTCCGAATGGTGCCATCGCTACATCCCCGTCCTGCTACCGATCAGTTCTTGCAATTGCTGAGCAGACGGCACGGGCGAGTTGGGGAAGAGTCCCCGACCGCCGGCCTGTGGCATCTGCTGGCCACCAGGCGGCCCCTGCGGCGGGCCCTGCGGAGGGCCACCGGGACCACCCGGAGGTGGGCCTTGCTGCCCGGGAGGGGGGCCCTGGCCCGGCATGCCCTGTTGCTGCATGCCCTGGCCCGGGCCCTGCATCCCTCGCTGAATCATGCCAACCATGTCCTGGTGCAACTTCATCAGGATCGGCATCATGGGAGCCGCGTCCGGGGCAGTCATCGCTTGCGCGACATTTGTGGCTGCTGCCGAGAGCGAGTCCCGTACCGATTGGCTGACGTCTTTCGCCATGGATCAGATCAGGGCTTGAGCGGCTTGGCCGCACCGACGTCGGGCTTCCCCTGCTTCGTTTCGATGTAGGGGTCGTTGCCGTAGTCCCCGCTGGTTTGACCCTGCGGGATGATCTGAGAATCTCCATTCCGTGCGCTCGAGGCGTTGGTGTTGGAGCTTGAAACTCCCATGGTTTACTCCTTCCTGCGGGACCTAGCCCCGCTTGCCGTGACGGCCCTTGCGACGTGCCATTGGTGCATCACCTCCCTCCGAGAGAGGAAGCCGGGTTCTTCGCCCGACTGCTCGATCTCGGACGCTGTTGTCCGATCTATCGCCCCGTGCTCGGGATGTTCCCCGGGGCCTGGGTGACGTTGCGCCGGCACACCGGGCCGTCGTCGTCCTCGTTCTCCGACCATGACTTCGGACCCGAGACCTGGCCGACGATGCCGCCGATCTCGTCCTCGGTGCAGGGGTCGCCCTCGAAATCGCTGTACGGCCGTGGTGCCATGCTCTGGAGGCTACGGATGCGTTTACTTAACCTCGGGTATTTGTCATGACTTCCGGCCAGTCTTGGCGCGCGCCGATGCCTCTGCGGCCTGTTGTGCGGCCTGCTCGGCTTTCTTCATGCGGTCCTCGACCTGTGGCCAGTGCGGGAAGTTGACGGTCTCGAGCAACGCCTGACGGTCGATCGCCTTGATGGTGAACATGGTCGTCGCCTCCGACATCCGCGCCTGACGCGAGGTCGGGGTGTCGGATCCAGCGTTGACCATGATCGAGTATTTGAACGGCGCGTACTCGTTGTCCACCGCGTCGATGAAGTGCCGCTCACGGAGCACCACCGACGCGCTCGAGCCCTCCGGGCCCACGATCGACAGCGTGCGCGCCTCGGTGTAGTTCTCGACGATCAGCTGCGCCTCGATCATGCCGGATCGCCTGAGCGTCCGCTCGAGGTTGCGGAGCATCGACCGCACGCGGATGAACCCGGACTCCTGCACCTGGTTGACCACGCCCTCGGCAGCGCGGGCCTGGGGAGCCTTGCCCTTCGACACGGTCGACAGGCCCGAAATGTTCTCCATGCGCTCGATCCAGAACTGCACCAGGCGCAGGACGTCGCCCGACATCGACGGCGGGTTCAGCCACGACGGTGCGTTGTTGGCGCCGCCCTGGGAGTTGTACCGCAACCGCTGGCCCGGGCGGTTGGTAACGAGCGTGGCCCCGATCTTCGCCTGTGAGGGCTCGGTGAGGATCGGGTTACCCGTGAGCTCGGCCGACTGCTGCAGGGCCGCCAGGAGCCGGTTGATGGCGATCTGGGCAGGGGCTAGGTGCGACACCAGCGGTGTCGGCCAAAACTCGCCCGTGTCCTCGTAGACGAACCGGCTGTACGGGTGCTCGGCGCCATCCCACAGGTCCGACGCCCAGGCCTCGAGCAGGATCGTGTTCGAGCTCCAGATGATGAGCTTCCAGTCGTCGTAGATCACGTCGACCATCGGCGCCTCGGCGCTCGGGTCGCTGTCGGGCGGGTCGAAGAACGGGTCGGGGGTCTCGGTGTCTCGGTTCTCCCGGAACCAGCCCTCGTAGACGATCAGACCGTCTGGGATCCACGCCTTGGCCCGGGCCTGGCCGGGCAGGCCCGTCGAGCTCGTCTTGGCCGTCGGGTAGCCCTTGGTCATCGAGTACGGGTTCGAGCTGGGACCGCGCGCCGTGTTGGTCGGCTTGTTGTCCGAGTCGATGCCCGAGTCGGCCGAGTCGAACAACATATCGCTGAGCAGGCGATCGCAGGTGTCCGGGAACCGGCGCTCCACCTCGCCCCACGACACGCGGCGCACTTCGATGTAGAAGTCGCCGTCGGTCTCGTCGGTCGCCTGGGGGTCCGGGTAGAAGTTCCACGCGTCGACGTGGGTGAGGTTGGCGTCCCCCATGCCCTTCTCGAGCGACTGGTCCCAGACGCTCTTGAGGATCCCCGCGCCGTAGAGACCGGCATCCCACATGCCCTGTGTCACCGAACCCTGGTGGTTACGCACCTTCCAGTTCGATTGCATGATGGTCTCGAGGTCGTCGACCAGGCCCTCGAGATACTGGTGCCACGGTGACCCGGGCTCGGTCGCCGCCTGCAGCGTATACATGACCGACTGGTCGGTGAGCCACCCGATCAGCCCGCTCATGATCGGGTACACCTCGGAGTCTGCGGGTGCGGGCATCCACTGAGATCGGAAGTCCGACCACATCCTGTTCGACAGCAACAGGTAGTTGCGCTTCCAGTCCCGGTACAGGGGCTTTTTTGCCTCCCGGGCCAGCTGGAAGTTCTGATTGCACTTGTAGAGCAGCGCCACCTCGTCGGCGGTGTTCGGCTCCGGGGGCAGCGGGATCTTCTGCAGCGGGTCCGAGGTGATGGTCATCGGGTCACATGACCTTCGAGAGCTCGGCGGCCAGCTTGTCGACGTTGATCGGTGTCGGCTTCGGCTTCTCGGGCTTCATGGCCGCGAGATCCCGAGGGTCGATCGACCTGTACCGATGCTCGGCGCCCGACTCTTCGGACGCACGTTCCGACGCCGCCTTGAGCGCCTCGTTGACCTGGTGGTCGTTTGCCGCGTAGCGCCCGATCGTGGGGTTGTACCCCCCGCTCCAGCCCTTCGTGATCCCGCTGAACGTGAAGAGCCGTCGAAACTCTGGAGAGCCGTGGGGGCAGCTCGCCGGCTCCCGAGTCTTGGCCGTCCAAACCGGCTTCGACTGCGCTTCGGGGTCGTGCTCGCACTGAAACTCAAAGGTAGGCATGGCTTGTGGCCATGATGCCCGTCAAGCCACTTCACCCTGGGCATTTCCGAAAGCCTCCCAGGGTGGCACGCCCATAATGTCGCTGTTCGGTTCCTTCGGCGGCCGCCGGCCGCCCAGCTGACCCGGGTCGTACGCGTCGGGCGGGGCCTCGGTGATCGAGCAGATGATCGCCTGGCAGAACGCCATCACCGCGTCGTCGAACCCCTTGGGTGACACGGGGCCCATTTCGCCGAAGGCGTCGATCACGCCGTAGTCGCGCATTTGATCGTAGGTCTCCTGGTCGTGAATCAGCAGAGCGTGGTCGACCAGGAGCTTCACGGTCTGCTGCATCATCCAGTGCTTGCGGTTCCGGTTGGTCGACCAGCCATAGTTCACGCCCGGCCGGCCAGGGTGCCGGTCGGCCCAGCGGTGTTGCCACACCCGCGGGTACTGCTTGGCCAGGATCGCCCCGATGGTCGCGTAGCCCGGGCCCTCGATCTCGGTCGACACCTCGGCCTCGTTGTAGTACCGCCCGAGCTCGATGATCTTGTCGGCGAAGTTGACCGGGTCGATCCGGCCGTGCCACACGGCCACCTGCTCGAGCGTGCGCCGGTTGATGACCTGGATACAGGCCGCGTCCCCCATCACCACCGAGGTCGGGTCGCCGGCCACCATGTAGTCGCCGAACGACTTGTCCGAGCTCGGGTATCGGAACACCGTGAGCTCGCCGTGCGGGTCCCTGACGAACTCGTATTGCCCGTGGGCCTTGGGCATCAGGTAGCCCCGGATCCCCCGCTTGGGCACGTAGTTCTCCATGAGCTTGTCCAGGGGAAAGACGTTGCGGCCGGTCTTGAGGAAGGCCTCGTCGGCCGTCGCCGGGTACTCCTGCTGGAACTCTTCGTCGGACCCATGGCACTCGTTGACCACGGCCCAGCGCCGCCACTCGACCCGGAGCAACCGCTCGGCCACGTCCATCGTGTCGGCGAAGAGCTCGTCGAAGAGCCAACGCTCGTACTCGTCGAGGTCCCGGTAGGTGAGTCCGGTCTCTTCGGCCACGTACTCGGGGTGCTTCCACCAGGGGAAGAACAGGGCCACGTAGTCGCTCTTTTCGGCCACAGCGTCGGTCCACATCTGCCAGTAGAGGTTGCCGACTCCGTTGGCCGTGCACTCGATGATGTCGATGGTGCCGTGCTTCCTGGGCATCGTCTTGGAGAGCCCTGACATCAGGGTCTCGGGGTCCTCCCAGAACGACATTTCCGAACTGTGCTTGGCCTGGATGGTGCGGCCTCGGCCTGACTTCACGTTGCGCGCCGTCGCGATCCGCACCGTGGATCCGGTCTCTTGGATCGTGAGCCTGCGCTGGGACGCGTGCTTGAGGTTCAGCAGGCCCTTGAACGGCCACCACTCCCAGGCGTCTTGGATCTTCTCGAACAACGACTGCGTGGTCTCGGTGTCGTGGGCGATCACCAGGGCCGAGCAACCCTCGAAGATCAGGATCCAGTTGAACACGATGGCCGCCGACACGGTCGAGAGCCCGAGCTGCCGGGCCTTGAGGATGATGATCCGCACCGGCAGGCCCAGGTTGTACTGGCGGATCACCTCGTCGACCACCGCGCCCTGGCACCAGGCGAAGTCCCCGGTCTCGAGGTTGATCGGCGCCACGTCCATATCCTTCGTGCGAATCGAAACCATCGTGACGAGGGCCCGGAGGTGGTTGAGGGTCTTGGGCCGCCTCATGACACGGGGCCGTCCTCGTCGGCGATGCCGTCCTCTGGTAGCACCTCTTCGCCGAGCAGGATGGTGTCGAGCAGCCTGCGCATGGCGTTGAGCTGGCCCGAAGTGTCGGTCTGCATCCGTCGCATCGGCTGTTGGGACAGCGCGGTGATGAGGCGAAGCCGGCTGGTGTCGGTGCCCTCGTCGAGCATGCGCATGCCCTCTTCTAGGGCCCGGTACGCCAGCTTGGCCGCCATCTGCCCGAGCTCGTCGGCCGTGGCCACCCTGGTCGACCTGGAGAGCCCTGGGATGCCGGCTACGGCGCCCTCGAGATCCTCGATAGCGATACCCGACGCCCGCGAGATCGGCGAGAGGCTGACACCTTCCTCGAGCAGTCGCACGATCAGGCCCAACTTGGCGTCCAGGACCGCCTCGTCAATCGACTTCTGTATCGCCTCCAGCTGCTGGGCTCGGGTCGGCTTGCGTGGCTTTGCGTCTGAGCGTGCAGGTGAGCTCGATCTCGAACGCTTTGCGGGTTGAGAGGAAGGCGTCTGTTTCGGCATAGGGGACTTCCATCAGCACTTTCATGTTGCCGTTCGACAGGTGGGTTGCACCTTTGAGGACGACATTGAACGTGGCTTCTGAGAATCCTTCCACGCTCGGCCTGCTCGCAGCCTGATCTCGTTGCCGTCCAACCAGCCGATCGCGCAACGCCAGCAGCGTCGGCGCCGCGGCGATGTCGTGCGCGTCGTTGAGCTTCTGGGCTGCAGAGCGCCCGCCCTTGCGGTTGCGCTCGAGCTGGGCCGCGCTCAGCCCAGCAGATCCCCCACGAACTCGCCCGGCATCTGCATCGTTCCCTCGATCGGTCCCGGCACGTCGTCGGGCATGTTTTCCGGGCTGAACGGATCCACCGGGCCCGACGCCCACCCCATCGGCTGGGCCTGCATCCGGCTCACCTCCTGGTCCTCCTGGCGCTCCGTCGGCGCCTGGTACTGGTCCCACGGTTCCCTTGCCAGGGCCTCGGCGATTGCCCGCTCGGTGGGTGAGGGCGGCGGTGGCGGCGGCGACACGATCCCCAAGGCTGTCGATGTCGTCGCGGTCATCATCGCCTGCACCGACTCCCGATGTTCCCGGGCCTGGGCCTGGCTGGCCTCCAGGAAGGCCAGGAGCATCCGGCGATCCTCCTGGGAAGCCGTCGTCGAGCTCGTCGACTGTTCCCTCAAAACCGAGGTCATCCTCTCGAACTCGAGGGAGGCCCGATCGAGGTCCAGCTGGGCCCTCTGCAGCCCGGAGCGCGTCACGTAGACCAAGCAGAGGGAGAGAATCGCTGTCGTCCCCAAAATCGTCCAGGTCGGATTCATCGAATGGGTCCCAGCTCACCCGACCGTGGGGACGTCGGCCGGCTCAGCATCGCTCGGCGCCGGCACGTCGGCTGCGGCCAGGTCCGAAGTTTCCGAATCCGACGGGGTCGGGGCCGCGTCCTGTGTCGTGGGGGCATCCGTAGCAGCGGCAGTAGCCGCACCATCCCCGTCGGTAGGGCCCGCTTCGGCCGGCACCTCCGTACCGGCAACGGATCCGTCGACCGTCGCCCGGAGAACCGAGCCCGGGCAGTAGGCCGCGACTTCCACGTCCATGGCGTCCAAGACGATCAGCCAGCCGTCCGTTGTACCAACGGCCGCGCCAGTCGAGATCACCTCGTCCGGGACCTCGGTGATCGTCGGTTGCGGATTTACGGCGCTCGGCGGCTTCATGCGCTCGGCGAATTTCACGGTGACGGACATCTGTGCCTCCAGATCGGGTCTATGCGCCCATCTTGGCCGTGTCATGACTAATACCCGGGCATTTCCAAC